TCGCACACGTCTTCCAGTTTGATGATGTCTTCGTTCATTTCATGCTCCCATCTGAGTTGCGTGCAAAGCTGCGGTTCTTCGCCTTGGATTGCACAGTTAAATTGCTGCGGTCATTGCTGCCGCCCTTGCTGATGGCCTTCTTGTGCGCCACGTCCCGTCCGTCCTTGGGGGACACCTTGCCTTCCTTCTCCATGGCATAGCGTGCACGGTGCCGGGTGGCGTTGTCTTCACCCTCACCACGGGCCTTGGCAGTGGCCCATTCCTGTTTGTAGTCTCGTTTGTCGCTTGGCATATCAGCTCTCCAAAATTGTTGCTAACTGACTTACATCATCCACCACAATGGCAATGCCGCCAGCAGCCCGGATGGCCGCTATCTCACGGTCTTGCAGCGGTGTGGTGTTGCTTCGTTTGCCAGGGGCCTTGGCCTCCACCGCCAATAACCTCCCGCTCGGTGGGACAGCACAAATAAAATCCGGGATGCCACTCCTACCCATACCGTTAGGCACAGGGCAAAAGTGCCATATTCGGTTTCGTGTTAGGTAATCTTTTATTTTCACCTTTACTCGTCCCTCTGGGGTAGTAGCCATCTAAACCTCCATGTTTGCGTATGCGTTTTCTGATTGCGCAGTCTGTTACTTGAAAATACGACGCAGCTTGCTGTAGCGTGGTGCGCACACCTAAGAGGTCAACATAGACAGTGTTCTTCCTGTTGTTCGCTTGCTCTTTGGGTGTAGCCCACCGGACGTTGCCAGGTTCGTACCCTCGTGTCCCGTCGATCCTGTCCAGGGTACGGTTGGCAGGGCGAGGCCCTATGTGGTCATAGAACGCATCGAACGACTCTATCCAGGCAGCGGCAAAGGTAACCCCTGCGCCACCATAACGCGGGTAGTCTTTGTCCTTTGGGTTCGTGCACCTTCGCAGGGCAGCGCTCCAACTAGCGTATTCCCGATGGCGCGAAGCAGAAGTAGGTTTGGCTCTGCGTTTGTTGCGCTCCGCAGTCATGGCGGAGGCTACGCACCCACACGATGTCGCATCACCGCTTAACACATAGGTCGGTAGCACAAGGGTTGTTGCCCCACAGTCGCAAACTGCCTGCCATACAGGTTTACCGTGAGGGGTTCGCCCGACGATTTCCTGCACAGTTAGCAGGCCGAATCTGCGACCAGTCAAGTCAATTCTGGGGGTTGGTTTTCTAGTCGGCACTGGTCTCCTCCTCCATGGTGTCGGCCTCGGCAAGATCGGGGTCTTTCGGTGGGTGCTCGTCCTCAGCCGCCGCTGCTTCCAGCTCATCCACCAATACCAGGGCGTTCTTGAGGTGCCCAAGCAAGATGGCTTCGGTGATGGTGTGTGTGCCCACGGTTTCCAGCAGCCTCACAGCCTCATCGGCGGTGACGTGCATCAGGCGCATTTCTTGATCCGTCAAAGCAGTTGTCATTTTTCTTCTTCCTCTTTCTTCGTTATTTTGTGTAGTTGCCATGGGTTCCCTTCCAGTGGCTACACAGTGACTTACCGACTGGACACCAACCGCACAACCCTGACGGTCGCGCTGGCCAGTCGTCCTCCTTGTAAGCTGCTTCGAGCTTGTGTGCCCGTGCAGCGAACTCCTGCGCCAGCTCTGTCTTGTCGCTCTGGCCGAACTCTTTCGTGTCCAGTTGCTGTGACTGAAGCCAGATATAGCCTGTTTTCACCTTATCGACCCACGGCCAAAGGCTTAACCCAGCCAGTGCGAACAGGCTGAGTTGATCGTGGTCTGTTTTTCTTTTGCCAGTTTTCCAGTCGAGTATCACTGCACCTTTTGGCGAGGTGATGGCAACATCGAGGACGCCCCGGACCCAACAATCCTTGGCGAAGAAGGTAGTAGGCTGTAACCCACTGGTTAAGCCGAACTTGTACTCGACTAACTTCTTACCTTTAGTTTCCCTGATTTTCTCGGCTATCGGTTGATATAGATCATACTTCTCAGGCAAGGGTTTCCCTTCACCAACATAGAGTTCGAGTGCCTTGTGAACCTGATTACCGTGGATGGTCGCCTCGGTCTGCGGCTCCACAACAGCCTTGAGAACCCGTGTGATCTGATACCGTTTCGGGCAATTCTCGAAAGTAGTTAACGAGCTGTAGCTCCACGGTGGGGCTTTTTGGTTACTCATTTACATCTCTCCAGGCGTGCCTGTGGCCTTGGGGTACTTCAGCTCCAGCTCGATCAACAGGTCGATCTCGTGCTTGATCTTTTCCAGGTCTTCAAATCGTTTGGATGCAGGTTTGTCCCGCCAGCGGGTGATGCGCTTGACGACGCAGCCCTCCAAGAACGTCAGCTCGTTGGCTTCGATGTATTCAACGGGTTGGATGCGCTTGCTTTTATAGTGGTTGCCTGCCACCTGAACGTCGAGTGCTGTCATGGTTTTCCTAACTTAAAAGTGAACCCGTTAGGGTTGCGTTGGCTCAATGGTTTGCGTATCTCGTCACGCATGAACTGTTCCATCTGGTCCAGCTCGGTTTCGATCTCGTCATCGACTTGCTTGATGATGACTTGTTGCTCGGCCTTGGTCAGTTCCCGCCCCAGGCTGGTGCGCAGTTGGTTCTGCCTGAACATTTTCTCTGACAGCCAGCGCTCGGCATGTCGGGCGCAAAAGGTTTTTCTGGCCTCACCACGCAGTTTGTTATCCTCACTCAGCTGCATGTTCCAAATGTCCACGATACGCCGCTCTCTGGCCCGTTTGGTGGTCATGTAGTCCGCCAGGTAGGCCGACTTGCCACGACGCGCTGTGACGGGCTCCAGGCCCCTTGCCTCACGGTCCGTGTCCACAGCGGTCATCAGCTTGGCATAGGCTGGCAGGGAGTACCTGCGCAGCTTGACCAGTGGGTTCAGGAAAGCGTTCTCTCCTTTCAGTTCGATGTCGACACCGAGATCAACCACCTGCTGCACAGCGTTGATGAGCTTGTTAACCTGCTCCGTGTCGCCCATGGTTGTCAACTTATCCAGAAGCTGCATAAGCTCCTGCTTGTCTGGTTTCTCCATGATTTCTCCTGTTGCGTTTCCGTGGCTGATGGGTAATATACAGCATTTTTCAACCTTTCGCCATCCCGTAGTTGTCTGCAATGTCGCCTTCGCTCCACACCACCAGCTCTGGCCACCACACTGAGGGCGTGCGCATGATCTGTTGCAGCGTGGCGAGGTGTTCCTCTGCCTGTTTTTCAGGCACGATGTAAACCAGTTCGTCATGCACCCGCAGGGCGGGGCGCAGCTTGGTCTGCCGCCAGAACGCGATGGAGTTATCCATGATGATGTCCGCAGCCAGTGCCTGGACGCAGTTGTGCACGATGAACGGCCCTTCGACCCCAAGCACAACAAACCGCTGCCTCGGCCCGCAGTTAATTAGGTCGTACACCTGTTTGTGAAGTCGGGCTTCCGTAGCAGTTGATCCACTGGCCAGCCAGCTTTCAGCCGGTTGTACAACGTGGTCTTCCCGATGCCGGAGAGGCGGCTTAACTGCGGGACATCTACCACCCTGATGGTGATGCGACGGTTCATAGAATTCTGCCTGCGGGAAACCCAGTGGCAGTTCTCCGGCGAGTACGGGCCATCGTTGTCCTTGCGGTCCAAATCCAAACCCGGTGCGTAGGTATCTGCCATATCGCCCCAAAAATACTGAAACCCTCGCTGCCAGCTCTCGCACACTTGTATTCCACGCCCGCCATAATTGCGCCAGGCTTGGTGCGTTGGCAAACGGCAGCGGTCGATCATGCTGCGATATACCGAGTACGCTGGGTGCCCGCTCATACCGTGCGTACTGTTCTTGGTGGAGATGAACTCCATGCTGCGGCATCCGCAGTTGGGCACCCGTCCAAGCTTTACGGCTTTGGTAACGTCCGCCCCAACTTTGGTGCAGAGTGTCCCACACGCGCATTGGTAACGCCAGTAAACCTTCCCAGGTCGTCCTTGCGTGTCTGGGTGCAGCGCAGTTAACATTCCGAATACTCGGCCTGTATGGTCTAGGGCTTTGTGATGCTGCAATCCAACCTTCATCGGTTAACACCTCGTGATCTTGGGTCATAAAAACGCCGTCTATTGGTATCACTGCCTGAACACCTTTAGATGACAACTCTTTGAAACGTACAAACTCTACCCCATCATGGATCAAATGTAAAGATGTTAGTTTCTCAATCGGTAAATACCCCACGTCCGTAAGCACGAGAGTGCCTTCGGCTATGCAGTTTTCCGTCACGCGCCCCCCGTATATGCGCTTGAGGTTGCGCCCTTCACCGAATACCCACTCGTCGCGCCCGGCATTGCGCCCAGACTCGATAACTTGTTTACGCAGCTTGGGGTAGCGGATACGCCGCCCGCTCGGCAGCACGATGGCGTCCTTGTCTGTCTTTAGCAGTCCGTTCAGGTCAATGGGCCAGGGCTGGCCCGCCTCAATGAAGCGCAGGGCGTCGTTGCAGGTATCCCACCCCTCGACGATCTCGTTGTAGCTGGCCCGCCATGCCGACACAATGGACTGCGCCTCGACTTCGTTGAGGGTGACACCGCCCATGGACTTGGCGACCTTGCGGAAGGTGGGTGCCCCGGCCCCGAAGCCCAGCCCCAGGTGCGCGACCTTGCCTACTTGCCTCTGGGTCTTGCTGACCTCGCTCAACGGCACTGAGTACAGCTTGCTGGCGAACTCCTTGTACAGGTCGGCCTTCTCCGGGTCGGCGCGGAACAGTTTCATGCTGCTGCCCACCTGCCACAGGAAGTGGTTCACCCGCAGCTCGATACCCGACAGGTCGGAGACGATGACCTTGTAGCCCGGTGGGGCGTTCAGACTCATGCGCAGGGCGTTGGTCAGCTTGGGGACGATGTTGCCCTCCTTGTCACGCCCGATGCGCGGCAGGTTCTGTGGGTTGTACTGTTCCCCCGAGTCGCGCCCCGTGTGCGCCCCGTAGTACCGGATGGGGATGGGCAGCTTGCCACCGCAGTAGTTGGTAGCCGTGATGAACGACTCGATGCGGGTCTCCAGCAGGGTGGACTTGGCCTCGATGCGGGCGCAGGTGGCAGCAGCGACCAGTGGGTTGTCATGCTCCTGCAACTCAAGAAACTCCTCGTCGTTTTTGGCCAGGGCTGGCACCATCTTGCCGCTGTCCGGGTCAGAGGGCGAGGGCTTCATGGGCACCTCGACGCCTTGGCTCACCAGCAGGGCGCTGAACTTGGGGGCAGACATCAGCTCGGCACGCACTGCCGCTGCCGTGGCCTCATCGTCATCGCTGTACTTGATTTCCAACTGCTCGGCCAGGGCCATGAGGGACTTGCGTTTCTTGACGCGCTCCCGGTGCAGGGCCAGCTCCAGCATGGGCACGTTGGTGACGAACTGTGGGTTGACCAGCATCCGGATGGTGGAGTCGATCAGCCATAGCTCCCGTGGGTTGGTGTGCTGCACCAGGATGTCAAACAGCGCCTTGCACTGGTCGGTGTCCGCCCGGTTGTAGACCTTCATGGCTTCGATCTCGTCGGGCGTGAAGTCTTTCAGGTGCCGCCCCTTGGTGTTGAGCAGGGCCGAGTTGTCCTTCACCCCGATACCATAGTGCTGCACCAGCTTGGCCAGTGAGTTGCCCACGGTCAGCGAATGGATAGGCCGGGCCATCGCCAGTGTGCAGCCCCACCGTTTGGGTTGCATCCCGAAGCGCCATGCGCAGATCATGGCGTCAAAACCCGACATGTTGTGCGCCACCAGCAGGCTCTCACGTACCTTCTTGTCGATGCTCTTGAGCGCACCGCGCACCTCGTCTTCACCAAAGAACACGTCGGTCGGGTAGTCGTTGACCTTGACGGCGCAGCTGATGATCTCGGTATCCGGGTGCATCACATACTCGATGGGGCTCATGTTGGTCAGACTGTGGCCCGTAGCCCAGAACGACTCGAAGTCCAGTGTGACGATGTCCATCAGTAGAGCCCTTCCAGATCGGGCTCGGCGTAGTTTGGCCCCTTGTCGATCTTGCCGTTGGGCTTGAAGATCGGTTGGCCATCGCTGTCGTACTTAGACCAGTTGCTCGTGTTGACACGGCGGCAGGCTTCAACGGTGCGCATGTTGGCGCAATGCCCAACGCCAACGGCAGTGACGATCTGGTCGGCCAGTGAGTCCAGAAACTCCTTGCGGTCGGTGATCATGGGGAAGTGGGTGCCGTCCTTCCACAAGCCAGCCAGGTGGTTAACAGCCTTGATGGCGTCGGTCACGGCAATGGTCGGCTCAAGTGTTTGCAGCATCTCCACAAACTCCTCGGCGTGACAACCGAGCTGCACCCCCAGGTTGGTTGCAGTGGGGTTTGGTCGGGCACGCTGGTGCCAAATCTCTATTAAATCAAGACACATTTTCTTTCTCCTTCGGTATTTTTGGCAGTGATTGCCAGTGGGTAAAAAACTTATCGCCGTGGTAGACGCCATAGACCGCTACTCCACCCTTGCCGAGCAGTTGGAGCTTTACACCTCTCGGTGTGGCAGGGGTGATGGGTAGCCAGTAGACCTCCGTGGACACGGCCACGGTCTTGTCGGTGTTGATGGTGTGCGTCATTTGGTGCCACCCACAAAGTCGTGGAACTTCTTGTCGAAGTCCCTGTCGGTCATGGACAGCAGCTTGGCAGCAGGGTACATGCCCACCTTGAAACGCCAGTCAACATACTTGTCGTACACCAGCAGCGTCGGCTTGCCCATGTTCAGTGCCACGTGCGCAAAGGCTGTGTCACATGTGACGGCGCAGTCCATCCCATCGAGCAGGTCAGCCGTGTCAGCGAACGAGTTGATGTACGGGCTGTGATCTGTGCCAATGACACGCGGCGCGCCCACCTGGAAACTGTGGAAGTCGTAGTCCTTCATGAACGGGCGAAACATCTTCGGGTTGATGGCGCGCTCGTTGGCGTTGTCACCCAATGCGCCGGGGCTGTAGACGAACCCGATCTTTGGCCTGCGCCCGTCGATGTACGCCGGGTTGGGTGCTGTGTACTTGGGCACCGGGGGCAGCTTGCCATACTCCAGCACGTAGAACATGAACAGGTCGCCCACGGTCACGATGGTGTCGAAGTTTTCGCTGATGAACTCAGGTGGCAGCTCACTCGGCTTCTTGATGGACAGGTTGGTCCCCGGCAAGTTGTGCGCAAAGAACGCCGCCAGTTGCTCGGGGCACAGCCGTGTCATGCTCTGCGTGTGCTTGGCTGCTTCGTGTACTGCACGACCGAACATCAGCTCGTCACCGAATCCCTGCTCACCGGTCACAAGGACACGCTTACCCGTAAGCTCACTCCAGTTGTACAGATAAGGCACACCCTTGGTGCGCAGCGCCTGGTAGTAGGGCTGCATCTCATCGCTCAACCAGCGGTAGCCGTAGTTCCTGAACCCATCCGTGATGTTGCCGTTGTGCAGCTGCATGATGGACAGGTAATACAGGAGGTTCTTGTCGGGCAGGATGGCGAACGCTGCCGCGTACTCGTCCTCGGCTTGCCGGTAGTTGCGCATGGCCGCGTAAGCCTTGGCCAGATTCAGGCAGATGGCTTGGTGGTCCTTGCGCTCGGTCGCTGGTACCTGTAACTGCACAGCTTTGTACAGCTTGACGATGCCAGCGTAATCGCCCTTGGCCGCCAGCTTGGGCACCTCAGTAACAAGGTTGATAAGTTTCATGCGTCCTCCGTATGGATGATCTCGCCGGAGACCCACGCGTTGCGGCGAATGTCCTCAAGAATTTCCTCGGCATGCAGGTGACTCAGTGCCATGACCACGAAGCTGAACGTGCCGTCGCTGGTTTCATAATGGACATCGAATGGCTTCCAGACCCGACCTTTGCTGTCTTTGAAGTGCTTCAGTTCAGCAGCTTGGAGCTTGTCACGCTCCTGTACGCTTGCTGGTCGGCAAGACATGCCACTTGCAAAAGCGTCTTTCATGCCCTGTTCATCAGCCTCCAGCATGTCAGCGGCGTTGAGTGCCATCGTGACCTGCTTTTCATCATCCCATTCATAGCTGCGCAGTTCTGCAATCAACTCAGTGCGGGTGGTCATAGTGCCTCCTTCAGTGCGGCGATGGCTTCTGCCCTGCGCTGCCTGCGCGTTGGCCCCATAGTCCCTTGATACGTCAGCGCATCCAGCGCCAGGCAGCGCAGCCTCGCGGAGCTTGTCACGCTCTGCAATAGCCCTTGCTGCTGATTCGCGTGCTGCACTCATCAGCATGTCATCAGTCTGTGCATCAGCCTCCAGCATGTCAGCGGCCTCTGACACCGTTTGTCCGATGCCGGGAAGTGAATCTAAATAGCGCAGCCGTGCAATCAACTCAGTGCGGGTGGTCATTTCAGTGCCTCGTTTAGTGTTGTGATAGCCGTCTTATATTCCTCTCGAACGGGAAAGATTTCCAAGGAGGCGGCCAAATTAAGCGCGTTCCTAGCCAGTCGTGCAGCTTTGCGGAGTGTTTCATTTGCCGTGTACAAATCATTTAACCTAGCTTGATGGAGCTTGATCGTGATTTGTTCGTCAGCCAGCTTACGTTCATCAGCTTTCAGCATGTCTACAGCTTGCTCAATCGCACGCTGATATTTATCTCCGGTAGCGTAGTCGTCAAGCGCATCAATCAACTCAGTGCGGGTCATAAGTGGGCAGTGCAGCGTGCGGATATGCTCTGCAATCGTCTTGCCGCACCCGTCGCAGTAAAGCTCTGCAATCAACTCAGTTCGGGTGGTCATATCTTGGCCCTCACTATTTCCATGAGTGCGTCAAAAGACTTTTGTAGATCTTTAATGCGCTCATTGCTAAGTTTGCGCTCTAGCATCAAATATAAGATGCCCCATGAGTTAATCAATGTGATCGGAATAAAAAGGACTTCAAGGGGCATTTCGTTTCTCCTTTGATGTGCGCTTCGATGGCACGAGCGAATACCATCAGATCACCGTCATGCTGCGCAGAGATTCGTTCTGGCATTAGATTGATAATTTGCTGTTCTGTCA